ATCTCTACGATATCTTTTGTCTGGTTATGTTTTGAGCCTTCATGTGCTTGTTTAATAATCGGCGACCAGAGCATCAAAACATGATTGTAGCCTAAAGTGGCTGGGAAATACTTTATGGCGTATTCGCGGTCTTTTTCCAGTTTTTGAATCAGTTTTTTTACATTATTTGGTTGATTGCTTTTTTGGTCCACATACATCAGCCCCGTGGCTAGATGCACGGCAACTTCACATAAATAAACAGTTTTAGCTCGAAGGTTTATCCCCACGACATCTATTTCGCCTTGAATGTCCGGCGTATAGAGATTGTATTCGACAAATTCGCAGTCCTTGCAGACCCGAAGGTACTCTCCCGCAATTTCCTCTCCAACATTGTGCATTCGTGGCTCCTTTCGGCTATTAGGCTAATTTTACACCTGTATGTAGTAGAACGCAAATGCTTGCCGGATAGTCATCATTACCGCCGGTATACCGCTAACCGACTTAGGGGGGTGTAGCCGGTAGCCTATTTGTAGGGGGTTGGTTTTAGACACACCGCAGAAAAAAAGAAAGCGGAGGTGTCTAATGACAACCCTAAAGTACACAGGACTGTTCGATGACTCGGAGATGGGTGTAGCCGTAAATCTGGTCAACGAATACAGGAATAAGTGGACTTGCCTTCAGTATGAAGAGTTCGACGACTTGCTGCAGGAATGCCTCGTGCATTGGTATTTCGTCCGGGATAAATACGACCCCGGCAGAGGCGTCTACAATAACACCTTCATGGCGAAGGTTATTCGCAACAAGCTGGGCCATATCGTCGAAAAGCTGACCACGGACAAGCGCGTCACAAATTCAAAAACGGTGTCGCTTGACGCACCTATCGGCGACGATGAGGACGCGCCCACGCTTCTGGATACGCTGGATGAAAATCCATTGTCCGAGAATCTCCAAACACAAATAGGCCTGCCGCTGGATGTCGCGAAGGCGTATGCGCACCTTACCCAGCGCCAGCGGGCCTTGTGCAAACTCATACTGGAGGAAGGACTCAATACCGATGAGGCGGCAAAGGCATTGCGCGTTTCCCGCAATACCGTCAAAAACGATAAAAACCGCATCAAGGCCGCATTCGCGAAAGCGGAATTGCGGGAATATATGGAATAGTCGTTGGCCTCTTTCCGGCGAAAGCCGGTATTAACGCAACAGGAGGGCATAACCATGAAAGAGGTCTGCAAATTCGTCTTTAGCGGCAATGCCAGGAAAGCGTTTATAGAGGAACAGATAACGCTTGCCGTTATAACCGCCGAATGCGTGTTCGGCCCCGCCAAGGTCCGGCTTCATGCCGGATATCTGGCGGCAGACGGGAAAGTGGTGATAGACGTGTCCAGCGATGTCGGCGAGCATATCGCTCAGGTGTTCACCGGCCTGATGATAAAGCGTCTGGGCGAGGCAGCGTTCACGGTGTCGCGTTCCAGCGTCACTCCCAAGGCGGGTGCGGCATGATACTGCGCGAGCGTCAGAAGACATTCGTTGAGCGCAGCGTTACGGCCTTGCGGGAACGCGGCAACACGCTGGGCGTTGCGCCAACCGGCGCGGGCAAGAGCATCATGCTCGCGTCCGTCGTCGGCAGACTGGCGGGGCAGCAAGGCGCGCGGGCCTGCGTCTTGGCGCATCGGGATGAAATCACCTCACAAAACATAGACAAGTTCCGCCAGGTGAATCCGGGACTGCCTATATCCGTGGTGGACTCCAGCGAAAAGTCGTGGTCAGGCAAAGCCGTGTTTGCGATGGCGCAAACGCTGGTTCGCGAGCGCAATCTTGAACAGTTGCCACCGCTGGATTTGCTGGTCATCGACGAAGCGCACCATACCCGGGCCGAAAGCTATCTGCGGATTATAGAGGCGGCAAAATGCCGCAACCACGATGTGATGATTTATGGCGTGACCGCAACGCCCAACCGTGGCGACCGCAAAAGCCTGCGCGATATATTCGACAACTGCGCCGATCAGATTACGCTGTCCGAGCTTATCGCATCGGGGCAACTGGTCCGGCCCCGCACTTATGTCATAGATATCGGCGTTCAGGAAGGACTGAAACAAGTCCGGCGGCTGGCCGATGATTTCGATATGGCGAAAGTTGAAGCCATCATGGACCATTCCCCGCTGACCGCAGCGATTATCAATCACTGGCGCGAAAAAGCGGGCGACCGCCGCACCGTGGTGTTTTGCTCCACCGTGGCGCATGCTGCCCATGTAACGGAAGCGTTTGTCGCAGTTGGCGTGAAGGCCGAGCTTGTCACCGGCGAATCTTCCGAAACCGAGCGCGCGCAAATATTCCACAGGCTGGATACCGGCGAAACGCAGGTGCTGGTAAATGTCGCCGTGGCGACGGAAGGATGGGACTGCCCGCCGGTGTCCTGCGTCGTGCTGCTGCGGCCCTGTTCGCACAAGAGCGCGATGATTCAGATGATAGGGCGCGGGCTCCGCAAGCTGGAGCCTGACCGTTATCCCGGACTGGTGAAAGCGGATTGCGTTGTGCTGGATTTCGGAACTTCGGCAATCATGCACGGCTCATTGGACCAGACTGTAGACCTTGAAATCGCGGAGCAGCGTAAGCAATGTGAAGCGCCCACGAAGACATGTCCGGGTTGCAAAGCTGATGTCCCGGCGGCAAGCCGCGAATGCCCGTTCTGCGGCTATGAATTCATGGCGGATGCTAAATGCAAGCCTGAACTTGGCGATTTTGATATGGCGGAGCTGGACCTGCTAAAGCGTTCACCGTTCAAGTGGTGCAACGTCAAGGATGATGGCTCGGCTGTCATTGCCACCGGCTTTGACGCTTGGGGCGGCATATTCCATCAAGGTGAATATTGGTGTGCGCTAGGCGGAGTGCGGAAAAGCCCAACAAAGCTGCTTTGCATGGGTGAAAAAACCGCCTGTCTCGTTTCGGCTGACGACTGGCTGCGCCTGCATGAAACCGAGGACGCGGCCCACAAATCGCGCCGTTGGCTGCGTCAGTTGCCGACTGAAAAGCAAATCTGGTACCTGCCGGAAGATTGCAAGAGCGTTCCGCAGACGCGCTATGAAGCGGCTTGTATGCTGACGCACACATTCAACCGCCGTGGCATTCAGCAAGTTTTGGGGAGGACGATATGATGCTGGAAAGGGCATTGGCTTATGTCGGGTCAGGCTGGGCGGTATTTCCGTTGATACCAAACACCAAAGAGCCTTTAACCAAGCACGGCTTTAAGGACGCCAGCAAGGATGCGGAGGTGGTTAAACGCTGGTGGACGGAACACCCGACGGCAAACATCGGCATAGCGACCGGCGAAGTATCCGGGCTTGTTGTCGTTGATGTGGACGTTAAAAATGGCGCGAAGGGTGTAGAGTCGTTCTCTTCGCTTGTCAGCATGACGCCTACGCTTGCCGTCGAAACGCCCAGTGGGGGGATGCACTTCTATTACATATCGCCCGGTCCTACACGGTGCAGGATCGGGTTGCTTCCCGGCATAGATATCAAAGCCGACGGCGGTTATGTGGTATCTCCAGGCTCGCAAATAGACGGCAAGGCTTATGAATGGGTTGAGCCGGATGCGCACCTGGTTATTCTGCCGGACATCATAATAAACCTTATGGCCGAGAAGAAGTCCGCTAAACCTGCGCTGCCAGCAAAAGGCGAGCCGATACCGGAAGGCCAGCGAAACGCCGCGCTGGCGAGCATGGCGGGCAGCATGCGGCGGCGTAATATGAATCTCGATGAAGTCTTTGCCGCGTTGAAAGTCGCGAACATAAATCGTTGCCAGCCGCTGTTACCCGATAATGAAGTGGAAACCATAGCGAGAAGCATTTGTAATTATCCTCCGGGCGAAACGGAACAGGACGATGACGATATCCGTCCGCCGGGGTTCACGGATGACGCGCTGGCGCTGGAATTCACGGAACGCTACGGCGAGGATTGGCGGTATGTGGCGGCCTGGGGTTATTGGCTTCACTGGGATGGCAATTGCTGGCGACGGGAAAACACGCTCCGGGCATATGACCTGGCACGGCTTGTCTGCCGGGGAGCGGCTGCGCGGTGCGACAAGGTAAAAACAGCGGCTAAAATAGCCAGCGCAAATACCGTGGCGGCGGTTGAACGGCTCAGCCGTGCCGACAGGCGACACGCCGCGACCATAGACCAATGGGACCGCGACCAGTGGCTGTTGAACACAACTTCCGGCGTCGCGGATTTGCGCACGGGACAAATGCGTCCGCATGGTCGGCTGGATTATATGACCAAGATTACCGCCGCAGGTATAGCTGATGAAAAGGCAAAACCGGAACGCTGGCTTGCCTTCCTGCACGATGTTACCAACGGCGACACGGAATTACAGCGGTATCTGGCTCGGATGGCAGGGTATGCGTTGACGGGCGTAACTTCGGAACATGCGTTATTTTTCCTGTATGGCACCGGCGCAAACGGCAAATCCGTATTTCTAAACACGCTGGCGGCTGTGCTTGGCGATTACGCCACTAACGCGCCGATGGACACCTTCATGGAAACGCGCACGGACAAGCATCCCACCGATCTGGCGGGTTTGCGTGGCGCAAGGCTGGTGACCTCCATCGAAGTGGAAAAGGGAAGACGCTGGGCCGAGGCCAAAATTAAATCGCTTACCGGCGGCGACAAGATATCCGCCCGCTTCATGCGGCAGGATTTCTTTGACTACAAGCCACAGTTCAAGCTGCTTGTTGCGGGTAACAATAAGCCGTCCATGCGCGAGGTGGACGAAGCCATGCGACGCAGATTGCATCTCGTACCATTTACGGTAACCATCCCGGCGGAAAAGCGTAACCATGCGTTGTCGGAACAGTTGCTTGAAGAGCGCGACGCCATACTGCGCTGGGCAATAGATGGTTGCTTGGATTGGCAGCGCATAGGGCTTAAGCCGCCAGCTTGTGTGCTATCCGCCACGGAAGAATACCTGGAGTCCGAGGACGCCTTGGGCCGCTGGCTTACGGAAGAGTGCTTTCAGAATCCAAGAGCGCAAGAAGGGAGCGATGCGCTTTATCAGTCTTGGAAGGCATGGTGCGAAAAGAATGGCGAATATCTTTGTTCGCTCAGAAAGTTCTCGGATGCACTATGCAAACGCGGCTTCAAGCGGGCGCGTTCAGAACGCCAACGGTTATTTCAGGGCATAGCGTTGAATGGCACCAAAGTGCAGGAGGACCTGCTATGAAAAAGCCGGTTTACCAATACGGGCTGACGCAGCTGACGCAGAGATACATATACCCCGTTCACGCGCGCGCTACGCGCGCACGCAACGGCTGTTTCGTAAGTATGCGTCAGCTGCGTCAGCGTATTGAGGAGTGCATGGGGCAGGATGTCGGACATCTGGTTTATGCACTGGTATGGATCAATGGGGCCTAGTACCCCCTAGGGCGGGTCATTTCCTTGGGGTTTTTCGAAAGAAGACCGCGATATGCAAATGCGCATGCGCGTGCATAATTCGCAAGGGGGGGTAGGCTTTATACATTCATGCGCGCGTACTGAAAACTATGGCGGGGAATGCAAATATTCCTGCGGAGAAGCTTATGAGAGGCAGAAAACCAAAACCCACAGCGTTGAAGCTCTTGCACGGCGCGCAACGGTGCCGGATAAACTGGCGCGAGCCTAAACCCGTCGGACCAATCGGGGAACCGCCGGACTGGCTGGACGATGTGTCCAAGGATTATTGGCGCAGCATAGTGGCTGCGATGGGCAAGACATTCACCGCCGCAGACCGGGGAGCATTCGAGATGCTTTGCAAATCCTATTCCCGCTGGCGGCAATTGGAAAAGGAACTAGAGACTAAAGGCGCGGCTTACTATCCCTCCGGCGTGCATGAAATCATCGTTGGAGGCGTGTCCCGTCTAGTTGGCGAAGCCCGCCCGCGTCCACAGGTGGCAATTATGCGTATGTATTACAGGCAATACTGCCAGCTTTGCGCCGAGTTCGGAATCACGCCTTCCGCGCGGACACGGATTATCGGTCCCGGCACTTTTGTCGGTGAGGATAATATCCAAAGCGAGAATTTTGGGGACGACCTATGACAAAACAGGAAATGCAGGAACTTTTGAAATCACTGGGGGTGAAGAAAACCTTCAAGCCTTACGCTGAGCCTGAAACTGGCGCATTGCTGATTCAGGTAAAAAAACCAGCTCAAATCATAGACGGGTTGTTGCGTGGCAGCGAAATATGTCTGCAAGGCAAGTTGTTCCGCGTCTGGACCCCGCGCAAAAGGCTGGCACATGATATCGCGTTTAGGCATGGCCTCAAGGCGCGGCTACTGGACAGTGAAGCCGAACTTTGGATTCCCGTGGAACTGGCTGACGAGCTTCTGCCAAAACTCGGAGCAAAGATAACGCACCACCGGAACATATCCCCGGAACGGCGATTGGCGATGGCCGATAAAATGCGTTTCTTGATTCAAAAGCATGGTAAGGAAGGCACTTCCGGCGCGGCAACTTATCCGGTAGGGGGGAAGTAGCCTAATGGGGCACAGCAGGTGGTTTTCGCGGTGTTCAGCGGCCCCATAGGTAAAGTAATCGTAAAGTTATTGGTAAAGCGGATAACGCATTCACATGTTTCCCGACGGGATGATGCTTTCCTTCGCCAGCTTTTGCCAACAAAAAATGGCAGCTACCCCCCCATGCGAATTATGGACGCGTTTACGCATATGCAAGGCGCGGTCTTCGGGCGCAGCGCCGGGAGGAAATAGACCGCCTACCGGGTATTGCCAAACCCGCCGTCCTCTTTTGCCGTCTT